ACAGTCGTTTTTCGTGATGGTCTTTGGGTAAGGTTAATTTTCGGTTAGGACGGTCCTTCATGATATTACGGATTTCCTCAAAAGAGATTGGATATAAGTCGTTTCCATCCACTCCAACATCCATAGCCCGTCCCTCGTTAACACGAAGATTTGGCGGTAGGTGAACGTGTCCGTGAAGGTGAACAACACCGTCATTCATTCCGTCCCAAGATGCAATGGGGTAGTGCATACATACCATAGAATATTTCACAACCTCTTTACCCACGGGTTTACGGATATCCAAATTAAGGTAGTCCTGACAAGATGAAAAGATATCTTGGATATCACCTTTGTTTCTACGGATGTGGTGGTCGTGGTTTCCAAAAGTCAGGTAGATGTTCTTACAGATAATCCGACTACGGAACTCGGCAATGGATTCAAATCCACCAAACGACCAGTCACCCAGGTGAATCAAGATATCGTTCTCAGCCACCATCTCGTTGATTCGGTTTACCAACGTATCGTTCATATGGTCCAAGGACTTATAGTCACGAGTCAAGTTGTCTGCACCTGTCCAATTGGTGGTCGCACGACAAATGTTTGCGTGGTTATAGTGAGTGTCTGATGTGAAAAACAGACCTTGTTCTTTTTCTAAAACGATTTTCATATCACAAAGATACAAATAATATTACAACTTACGAAACTCCGGTTTAATTATCTTAAAAATAATCGGAGCAATATCCTTTCCATCTAACAAGGCAAAAAGTATGGAGTGGTAGTAATATTGTTTAGCCAAGTGAGCAAAGTTTGCCCTGTCACCACCGACCTCTTCAACTTTGCTTTGAATCGTCCTAAAATGGATGAAGTAACGAGAAACAATTGAGTTGAAAAGGAAAGTTAACTCCTCTTCGTATTCTTTGATTTTTCGATAAAACTCATCGGGAACATCCTTAAGAAGTTCATCAACACTTCCTCCATTAGATAAGATTTCCCACACAGCCGTGGTAGACAAATTAGTCATCAACTTATGGAGACGAACGTATTCCTCAAACTTAATTTTCATTCTGAAGTTTCCAGGTTGGAATCTGAGGACAAAACCTTCTTTGTTGTTCTCGTTCTTTTCTTTCAACGACTTGTATAGCCCATCAGAGAAGTTGAAATGTTGTTCGGTTTTTACCAAATCATCCTCATCAACACCGTTAGCATGTAGAACCATCTTAGCGGTAGTCCAGTGGAGTTCAGTCTCATCGGTAGGTTTCCATCTCCAACCTTCGTTCAAAACAACGGACAGAAAAGTTACCTTCTCTTTACCACCGTAATCTACAACAATACGGTTTTCAGGATAAATGATTTCAAGCAAATAAGCATACTCCTTTGACCACGAGTCCAAGAAATATTTGGATTTAACAATCTCCAAACCTTTGATTGCTTGTTCTGAGGCAAATGAACCACGAGTTGCCATAATCCATTCATCTTCATAGTTGAAGAGAATACCCAAGGACCCATCCATTTTTTCTTGAACATAGACATAATCCCCTTGAGACGGAATTACCCCTTTTCCAACAACCTCTTCATAGTTGAAAAACTTTTTGAATGGACGAACCATAACGGTTCCCGTGATGTCTTGAGTAATAAGACCTCGGCTTTGAACAGTTACCTCATCCCAAAGACCTTCGTACTGAACCTTTTCGGTATAGTTCCATATAGTCAATGGAAGGGTGGGATGAGTTTGTTTGTATAACAACCCATCTTCAAGATACCGATTAAGTGTCTCAATAGTCATTTTACAAACATAATCAATTTAAACTATTTGGAATATACAAAATCGTCGGGTTTTTTTTCTGAACATCTACCTCTGGATAACGCTCTTTAAACTTTTTGAGATTAAAGGGGGAGGCTATAATATGAAACCCAGCTCTAGTTCGGATGAAAGTCATCTCAACTTCCTTTCCAGTTTCATTCTGCAGTTCACTGATGTAACGACGCATTTCCTGATAGAAAGGAACATGGGCAAATCCATCAATTGAAATTCCATCGATATCGATAATCCATCGTTTTTCCAAAGTTTTCAGCTGACCCACAACAGAATCAAATAAGTGTTGCTGGCGATGTTGTCCGTTACGAATACGCTCAGCTAAAGCAACCAACATATTTAACGATACATCGTGGTGGCTTTGTTTTTGGACATGAATGTATGCCCTGGCTTTAAACATCTCGCAAAGTTCTTTAATCTCTTCATACCGCTTTTCAAGGTATTCAACACTTTCAACACAGTAGGTCTTAATAGTTCTGACAGATTGATGGTTAGACTTGTCAGTAGTCTGGTCTTTTTTACGCTTCAAAATATAAAGCATATAAAAGTCCCCCTCCTTTTCGAAGTTAAGCAGAGACTTGATTTGATGTAGGTTGTCAATCATAAAACAAAGGTATTAAAAAAATACTGAAATAAAAAAACCCCACTTTTTGAGATGGGGTTAAGTTGGTTACCTAATCTACAAACCTTTGTAGATTTGACGAATGATATCCTCATCATTCTGAGTCATAACCAGTCGAGACTGACGAATTTTTTCACAAATCACATCCCACTCTTGGTCTAAGATATTTGGAAGATTCACATCTTCATCAGTTTTTATCATGTGGGGCATAATGTGACCGTCTTCAATCAGAGCTTTAATGAGTTGTTTAATTTCTGAGGATGAACACTCACTTACAAACTCATCAGGGTCAATATCAATTTCAGCAACGAACTCAGGCATCGATTTTAGTGTGAAGGGTTAATTCTTTGGGAATGTTAACTGACTGCATAAGTCCGATGTAAAGGGGAATATACTTCCGATTGATGTAATCCGCCCGTGAAAATGCAAGTTGTAAGTTGTTTTCAACCACTGCTTGAACAAAACTACCACCTAAATATCCAACGTTCCATTTGGTACATAGGATACTTTCTCCGATGTTAAGAATGTGCTGATATTCATCATCACTTGGGGTGTAGCCATGTGTCAAGTACATTTCTCGACTACAGTAGTCCTCAACCAACTGACGAACCATTTGAATTTCTTGAGATTTTGTCATGATTTGTGTTTTTAATATTCAACTGTGTAAAACTACAACAAAACTTTCAATCCACCAAATTCTCTTCGAAATTGATTTTCTGTTGTTTTTTCTCATCAACAAATCCCTGAACACGCTTTCGAGCAACCTCAGTGTAATTTGGAGAAAGTTCAATTCCAATCCAACGACGGTCCAAAACTTCTGCGGCAACCAAACTAGTTCCACTACCTGCGAACGGGTCCAAAACAACATCATTCTTGTAAGTAAGAATCTTGATTGCTTTGGTGGGAATGTCCATCGAGAACGTCGCTTTGGTCATACTCTTAGTGTCGGCAAAGTAGTGCCATTGTCCAAATACCAAATCGATAAACTCTCGTTTTTGGTCCTCAGTGTAAACTTTCTTTTGTTTGATTACACCATTCTCATCTTCAACATCAACAAATTCGTTTGTCCATTGAGGTTGACCCTTGATTTTTTTGATGTGTTGTTTCTTATAAGCAAGAATAACACACTCTTTCGGGTTATAGATGTAGGGAGAACTCGGACTCATCCAACTTCCCCAAGCGGTGGTACGGCTACGGTGGGGTGATTCTTCCTCTAAGTCGACAATTCCAAAAAATTTGTATCCAATTTGTTTCATGGTTTGCCATACCTCACTAACCAAGAACACTCGTCCACCTTTTTCTTGACGGTTAATCTCATAGGGAATGTTCAAAGCAATACGTCCATCGTCCTTGAGGACTCGGTGAGCCTCGGTCATCCACTCTTTGGTGAACTTAAGATATTGCTCAGGAGTCATGTCATCATCGTGAACATCATATGCAATGTTAACACCGTAGGGAGGTGACGTAACAAGAAGGTCGACAGAGCCCTCAGGGATGGTTTTCATAACCTCAATACAATCTCCATTGAGGATTTTACCTGTAAAATTTTCAATCATTTTCTAAATTCGTTAATTAAACCTAGCACAAATATAAACAAAATAATTGGCCAACCAAAAAATATGAAACTGATTTCAATTAATTCTACCTTCTGATTGGTCAATAACATCAAGTGATGATAAATCATTGTAAAGATTAACCCCCACAATAAATAAAGAATCATTTTTGTGATTCTAAAAGTTCGATTTTTCTTTCCAAATACCAAAGAGCCTTTTTTAGGTCCTGAATTTCTTTATCAGTTTCTTTCTTTCCTGCTCTAGCAATGTACTTAAAAGTGTTGCCGAGATGAAAATCCATCTCAAGAGCTTCGATAACCTTGATGACTTCATATGTATTTTCTTTTCCAAATTGATAGTGGTCTGGATGATTGACCATTTCTTTATTCAAACTCATTTTTTAAAATTTGTGGTTTATACTTTTTTAGGAAATTATAACAAAAAACAATCATATCGTCAACTCGTTGACCTGGAGGTTGGGATTTTACCCAAAGTTCTAAGTTTTCTATCGAATTGTCATTTTTAACACCATTTTTATGGTGCACTTCTTCATTTGGTTCTAAATATCGACCTAAAACTTCTTCCATTACTAATCTATGTTCTAAAACATAACCAATAATATTATTAGGATGATTTGGAGCATATTTTTTCACATAACCAGCACGAGTAGTTATTTTACCACCTTTCCAATTATGGTTACTTTCACCTTTCCTAATACAAC